CTCGGTCACCGCCATTATATCTAACCCGATTTTTGCGTCCTCCGCCAATGGACCCAGCGAATATCCGTCGACATCGTTTGAGATGAGGGTGTTGATGGGAATCGTGAGTTGGCAATAGGTTGTTCCGTTCTGCGTGACATTCATGCTGATTGCAGTACCGGTGGGGGCGGTTTTCACCACTGCGTAAACATCTCTCACGGAATGCGCAGTGTCCATCAACAGCAGCGGCGCGGCACTTGTCTGAATCGCCAGCGGCCCTTCTACCTGGATTGTAAGTTGTCCGCCCGAAAGCGTTCGAATTCCAGCATCGGTAGTCGCGGTGAAACATTCTCTCGCCACGCTACTGTTTCCGCGATCGTTAGTGACAAACAATTCGGCAGTGGCCAACCGCACATCCGGAATTGTCACTGGATAAGCGTAGCTGCCGCTAGCCAAGCTTCCAAAGAAGTCATTGGCGAATGGCATGATGTAGGTCTTCTTCTCGAGCAGATATACCAGCGTATTAAGAATATGGGCGGCGGCGGTGCTGCCATATGCACCTCGGGACACAGTACACGAGGTCGCGTTAGTCACAGCCTGTTGAATTACCAGGATTTCAGATTCGATCTGGACCAAATCGCCTACTTGAGCCGTAACCGCCGTGGATAAACTCAGCGTTGTGTCACTGGTCCCCACGGCGGCATTGACTGTCAATGTGGGAAGTCCGCTAAGTTCGTCCCAAAACCCGAGCGTCAGTGTTCCTGCGCTGATCGTAGCCGTGTTATCAAGAGACGAAAACCCGATCGCCTGAATTTCCACCGTGCCTTGTCCCGTCGCGAAAAGAGAGAAAGTAGGTTGGCCGGGAACATCGGTATCTTGCCCCGTTCCTGGCGCACCAGAAATCGTCCAGCGCGTCACGGGCGAGAGGTAAAACTCACTCTCATTGTTCAGCGCGTTGGCAGCGCGGCCGGAAACTTGGATGGTCGTGCCGTCACGATTGGGAACCACAAATACAACTGGCGACGCATTGCTGGAAGCTCCAAACTGCCAGGACGACTCCGCAATAGCGAACAGGCTGGAAGAGTCCGGGATCGTGTCCCAGTTCGCTGTGAGCATAATGGTAGTCGGCGTGTAAGAAGCTACCGTCCGTTCTTGGCCTATTCCGGTTCCTCCCGTGATCCGAACCGCTGCGCCGTCGTAATCGCCAGCCAGCATGTTCAGCGTGCTGTTCCCGATGGTGTTTGCCGATTGTATGTTTACCGCCTCTGGCGGTTGTAACTCAAAACGCCAGTAGAAGTTCGCGTGATCGAAATTGTAATCGGGCGGACCCTTCAATGTCGCCGTCGCGCCGGAATCCACAAACTGAACTGCGATAGCCACGTTGGATGCGATTCGCAACAGTTGACTCGGGCTAGTGCCGCGATAAACGTTAAACCCCGTTGCGGTCGATGAAAGACTCAGGCTGATCAGCGTAACCTGATTTGTATTGGTGGCCGCCGGAATAATTGCCGCGACGGTGAACGAAAGACCACTCTCAGCCCCGCTGGCGTCCAAAGCACTGAACGCGTAATAGAGCGTCTGTGCGCCCGCAATCGTGCCTCCGCTTGTACTGATTTGAGGGTCGAGCCCAACTAGAGGAATACCGGCGCTACTTACACCGGGTTTAGCCGGGACCGAAAACGCCACAGTTAGTTGCACGCTCACGCTACCGTCGCTCGATGCGATGGTCGTTCCCGTGATTCCGAATTGTGGATTTCCGCTGCTGTCGAGAACGCTGCCTACCAGCGGCCGCGGCACTCCAATGTCGAAGTTCGGCTGTCGCCCCAGACCAGCGACACCGGCATTTGCCGCCGCGTACCATTCGTCATTATGAATCTGCGCCGTGATAGTCGCTGTCCGATAGTTAACGCTGGGTGAGATTTCAGTGATCCGAAACGGCTGCCGGCTGAACCCCTCTTTCGAGTAAGTAAGTGTGATGATGTCGCCGGGCCTTAATCCCACAGCCTTCACACTGGTCTGGAATTCAACGTATGTGTTGCCGTCTACCGACTTGTACAATTGCAGAGCAGCCGCTCTGACGGCTTGATCCAGATTGGGCAGCCCGAGAGCCGCCAGCGATACCACCACATCCTGTCCGAACAACTGCGCATCGTCGACATCCACCAGGGAAAGGCTGTCTTGCTGATATTGATTGAACTGGTCTTGAAATTCGACAGTATACCGGTTGGGCGAGTCGGCTGCGTCGCGCGACGACACGGTTAAACTAACCGCGCCATTGGCATTTCTTGCAATGCCGGAAAACACGGCGTCTCCAAATTCGTACGCCGGCCAGCCTCCATTTAATGTCTCCGTGCTGTTGCTGCCGGCCGCCTGCGTTGGTTGCTGCGCGGCCAGCGTGTCTTCGACGTTGAGTTGGAGCAGCCCTGCGGAGCTGAAAATCAGGTAGAGCCCACAGGCGTTTCTAATACCGCGCACCACGTCCCCCGCGCTTCTCCGATCAGTAAGTATCAGGTTGCACTGATACCGGGGGATAAGTGTGGCATTGCCATTTAGGTCCACAGTGGATACCAGCGCATCACAAACCGACGCCGCGGCAGCGAAACTGGGCAAGTCTAACTCATTCAAGCCCCAACCACTGCGCCCGAGAACATCCACTAACACCCACGCTGGATTGTTGGTAAAGACATTGCTCAACAGATTGCCGCTGTTGTCGAACGTCGGTAACTCAAGCCCCTGCACTAACACCTGAATACTGGGAAGAGCGCTTCCATTCGAAATGTTGTTAGGTACGACTACGGCCATGAAGGCCATGCTGCCGTAGGGATCACCCAATGGATTGCCAGAAGAGTCGGTGAAGTCAGGATTGAAATTGCCGTTTCTTGTTCCTAGACTGATGACGTCGTACCAACCGGTGGCCGTCATGTTTTTCCCAGCGCTTCCCACCGGTATCTCGACATTATTAACGATCACGGTCACCACGCCGGTGATCTGCCCAACCCCCAGTAGTACCTCAAAATGTGTCAGGTTTCCGTCGTTGCGAGCCAATACCACGGGCGGCTGGTACCATCCGGTGCCGTAGATCAGAGGAACGTAGTCGTTATACAGAGCCTGATTGGCGAGCGGTATGGAAACGTGGGAGCCCCTCTCACCGTAAGTGCGGACGATAATCGAGGCGGGAACGAATTCGATTCCGCCAAATCTTCGCGTGATGTTGTTTGCGTTGTCAAGATCGAACATCCCACGCTGTTGACACTGGGTCCGGGTAAAATCGCAGGTGGTATACGCCGCCCCACTGTTGAGATTGCCAACCCCACCGGTTTGATCCGCCGAATAGCCGCAACGATAGAATGCTGAAAATTCGCCGAGCGCCCCACCGTTCACTGCTTCCAATCGCTGCGCGGCAGTTGCTGGAAACGTCCACGGGCAGCGCTTCTGAATGCTCATGTCGGGGAGATACACTCGCTGCAGGTTCAAGCGGTTCGTGAAACTCAGCCGCAAGGTCGATTCGGTGGACTGGTCGGGAGAGTTCGCGATGCCCCGAAATGCAATCAGGCTATCCGACGCAACTACGTTGTTGATTAAGTCATAAAATAAAAACGTGACGGTCAGCTGAGCGCCCTTCCAGCCGATGTTCCGCTCGATCGGAGACAAGAATGAATCCGCATTGGCCAGCGTAACGGAAACTTTCGCCACCGCGTCCGTAGTGGCGTCCGGAGACGATTTGATCTCGAATATGTTGTGCTTTAGAACCCTCGCTAAGTAGGAGTTGCCGTTAACGGTGACATTGTGGGTGCTCCAGCGCTCCACGTCGCCGGAAGACAGAGTACAGTCAAACAGGAATAGTGGTGTCCCCGGGACCTCCAGTTCTTTCAGGCCAATAATGGTTCCCATTTCGGACTACCTTCCTTTTGATTACCTCTGGAAACCTCTTGCAAGGTCCCTGCTCTGGCCTGCTCGCTCAAGTGAGGTTGCTAACCAGACTAATGGAACACGAATTCTGATTCGGCGCGTCTGTAGTCTGTGTAAGTGAGTCTGAGTTAAATCGAGTATTTGGGTAGACGCCGGCCAGATCGGTAGTCTTCTTGTAATAACCCGCCGCGGGCTGCGGCTCGGCCTGAGCGCCAAACGCTACGATGCTGGCTCCCGCAGGCAACTGCAAGCCAAAGCTAATACCGTCCTCTTGCAAGGAAAGGCTGTCGGCCTTGACAACTCGAGTCCACGAAGACCCGATTGTCAGCTGGGTGAGCGATTCTTGCCCTGTCGCCGAAAACAGGATCTGAACCGTGGCAGGCGCAGCCGATCTCAAATAAATGCTGCAACAATATTGGAACCAGCTCGCACCTGCGATGCTCTGCACGATACGCTGGGTCGTTTGTGCGGTGTTGGTGAGTTGGACCGCGCCGGTTCCACCCAAAGGGTCTGCGATTCCCGTGGAGACCTGCATCAGTGGGTCGGCCGTCCAAACCGGTTTGGTCCAATCTTCGCTCCACTGCAACAGATTGTCCATCGGATCCAGAAACGTGAACGTCGTGAGCTGCCCTTCCGTGGCCTCGAACAATGTTTCGATTGTGGACCATTCGTCGTCGGTTAGATTCGAATACTGTAGTTGCCAACCAACCACGGCTGCGCCCGGATCGCTCATGCGAATAACGTCGCCCGAGGGAAGGTTGTTAGAAATTGTTCGCATAGTCGTGCGCCGGTTGATGGGAAACTGACTTACAACACCTGTGCTGAGCTGCGGATAATAGAGCATATCAGCTTCGGTTCTCCACCACAGTTAGCGTCGTCTTGCCCTGCTCTGCGCTGCTAAGATCTTCTGCCATGTCGTTTCCGTCCAAGCTGCAATTCGGATAGACAGTGCCATCCCATGGATCTGTGAAACTGAAACTCTCCGCCGCCCCGCTCTGGGTCCGGAAGAATTCCCGGAGCATATGCAACTCGGTTTCGTCCAGTAGGCTGAGCTGAATAATCCAGCGTCGCAATAACGTTTGGTAGCCTCGAAACCTTTGCTCGGAGCCGTCTATGAAGCGCACGATCTCCGTCGAGAATCCAGTCGCTCTTTGTGCCGGATATTGCAGCGTTGCGCCCGTCTTTAGACTAGGAAAGTTACTCACGTTATAGATCCCCGATGACGTCGCTCAGCGAATGCGAGTTAAGCAGCGCGGATTTCACCGCATTCGCGATGTCGTCACTGTGGTCCAGGAACGACTGGCTGTCCATAGCATTTACTTGAACCGTTACTTGAGGCGCCGAATTCGCGGACTGAATCCGCGGTTGTCCGGTTTGCCCGGAGTCAACCGGTGCAATTTGCCCGCTTCCTGTAAGTCCGGCTTGATAGTTAACCGCCGGCGGTAGCATAAAGGGCGTTGGTGCGGTCAAGTTTTGGGTGCTGCTGCCGCCGAACAAGCTAATCAGCCCGCTGATGATTGGAGACAAGCCCGATCCCAGAATGCTGGACGCGATCCCTCCCAACGTCCCCCCGGATTCACCTCCGCTCCCTTTCGTCGTGGTGCTCTGCCCCAACGCTGTTGTATTGTCTTGGGTCGCGCTGATCTCTGATTGCTGAACTGAGGCCAGATTTCCAATTTGCTCGGTTAGGGTTGATAGCCCGTTGTTCACGTCCTCTAGCGATCCTTGAGTTACTCCAGGCAACGTCCCGCCGGATAAAGTTCCCGTTGAGGAACCGTTCGATCCGCCCGCGCTCCCTCCAACCGCGGAAGTTACAGCCAGTTCCTGCAGCACCTCTCCAGGCGAGCGGCCTGATGTCACGCTCCGCGGCAGCAGGTTCTCGAGCTCACCTCGGCTCATTGTGCTTCTCCGATCTCACTTCATTCTCCAAAATAAAAATTGCCTCCACCACACGCGCGGGCAATCGGTACATGTCAGGTGCTCCAATAAGTTTCCACGCGTGGAATTCCTCCAGCAACGCAACGCTTTCAGGCGTGATGTATGAGGTCGGGCAACTAGCCACAGCAATCTGTCCTCGTGCCCAAATCACTTCTGGCGCTCCGGACGCGGATTCATCTAACCATCCGCATCGCCGTTTTTTTTCCAAGCCGCTCTTGCGGCAGGTGTCGCATTTCCACGCGGCTTGATTGGCGAACTGGAAATGGAATGCGACTATCAGTTTTTTCGTTCGCCTTCGCTGAGCCCGCACTGCTCCTTGATGGCGCCGACGATTTCCCGCGTCAATTCATCAGGACCTCTTTCCAGCAGCGCCTGCGTGGTAGCTGTTTCGCCGTCGATCGTCAAACCGGCGATGCTTACCAACCCCCACGATAAATACATCGCGTCAACCTCTTGCGCCAGAATGCTTCCTTCGATCTTCTCCTCTAACTTGCTTCCGGCTTCCAGAAACTCAGCTTTGCGGCTGATCTCGCGCGCCCGCCTGCTCAATTCCATTCGGCGCCCGAACGAGATACGGTTGATAACGAACGTCACCGCCGGCATCGCTTTCGAACGAACCATTACCACGCTCTCGTACGACTCGCTCGCGCGAACTTCGCCAGCCACACGGCTCGTATGCTCACCCCTACCCGAACGCGACAAAAAGTTCATCATCTACACTCCCCTGCGCCCGGCAGTTCGCAAATTGCCACTGCTGCCGTGTCTCCGCGTCACTAAACTCGGGCACCTCGGGAATTACACTCTTCATGTAAATGCCGAACAGTTGCCCTTGTTGCTGGCCAAGCTGAATCATTACACTGATGGGTGATCTCTGACGCGCCGCCTGGTAAAGAGCCTGCGTCGCCGCGTTGTCCTGCTGGTACAGACTGAAGTCCAGAGTTACAGTACGCAGCCCAGGCGAAATCGCAGACGGTAAAATCGTCCCAAACTCCCGCTCCCGAAGATCCACGTTATTGTCAAAAGTAATTTGAGCCGCTGTTAGAGTGAAGAAACGGTTGGGCACGCTACCTATCCACACTTGACCTAAGTGACCGGGGATAATCGAATAATTGAGCGGAGCCACGGTAGGCTCTGCGGGAAATGTTGTAAGTCCCCCTTGACCACTTGTGAAACTCGACGTGTCCAGCACATCCTGAGCTGGTCCCGAGAAATCGAATTCGTGAAAATCTCCGTTAACCTTTAACGTCAGCTTGTCGAGTGCCGCGCCGGAAAGAATGCGCTGTACGGCTGTTCCTGGGCTCCAGTAATCGAAGATCGTAAGACTGTTGAGAACTTCGGCGGGTTGATAAGCGGCCGTCGGGCCAGTAGCCGAACTCGAAGCCGGTGTCACTGTGAAAGGGGCCTGTAACTGCACCGTAAAGTTGTCCACAACCGCGGAAACGAAGCGTATCTCGCCGCCGCTTGTAACCGCTTGTCCGGGAGATAGCCCGTGGGCGGCCGCGAATGCCACTTGTGACGTGCTCGGCGTCCCTGCCACAGTTCCGCCTCCGGAAAGCGCGGTCGCGCTGCCCAGACAAGCTTGAAACAATGGCCCGTGTGCCGGAGCTGCCGTCTGATCCGCCCAGTTCGACATATAACTCTTCAACGCAAAACTGGTGTCGGTGCGCAGACCGCTCGGGTTGCCCAAAAAAGTTCTGGATCCGGTCTTGTCTTTGCGTTGGACCTTCTCAGGCTGCTGCTTTATGGTAAGGCTCACTGCCGGGATTCGATTCGCGGCTACTACCGTGGCCGCAATCCCGTAGGTCTGCTCCACTGCGACGTAGTAACGATTGTCATTCGATAATATGTACGACATATGTGATGTGTCTTTCGTGAACTCTTGAACGATTGGTTATGTTGCCGCTTCGAGGAACGTTGTTCAGCTCTCAGTCTGGCGAGTCCGCACTGATATCCAAAACAAAAGACACCTTCGCGATCTGTATGAAGTTACGCCCACCCTGTTTCACGCCGCCAAATGCGACCTCATATTTGCCGCTGTAAAAGACGCCGTCACCCCAGTCCCCACGGTTGCTGTCCAGCACCTGCGTAATTGCGTCAACGTACAATTGAGACTGCATCCCAACGTCTTCCAAGCGATCTTGCGAAATTCGCGCTTCAATTACCATGTCTGCATTCCCTGAAAAAGTCCGAAACTTCTCTCGCAATACGTTCGCAATCTTGTTGCAGTAGGCACATACAATCGGATACTTGACAACAGTGCTGTGCTCCGCTAGATCAGGCGGAACGTTTTGAGCGATAACTTGTTGCGAGGCAATCGCGGGCAACGTGATGCTCTGCTCGGCGGCAAGCGCCGCCACGGTATCCGGAACGCCTCCGCTTGCCAGGAGAATTCCCACTAACTTATTTGTGCTTAATGTACCAATTTGCAGCACTCGCCTAGCCCCTTTCAATCAGCCGCTGATCTATCAGAAACCAGGTTGGCTGCTGACCCCGGCCCGCAGGAGCCCCTGCTTGCAGCGCCGCCGCTAACGTCCACGTATTACCAATCGCGATTGGGCTGCTGTTCTGCAAGCTCGTCGCCTCCGGTGCTTCCCCAATGTACGCATTCCAACCCGTGGCATTCGCTGGCGGATTAACTGCGGCCACCACCAATTGCTGCCCTGTGGACGTTGTGAGCTGAGCAACCTCGCTGGCGCTCCCAGATTGCCCCGCCTGATTCACCCACGCAACCGCCACATAGTACGTTGCGGCCGAGCCGCTTCCGAAGATGGTAGTTAGTACGGGAAGAGCGGCCTTCGCGATAGGTCCCGAGGCCAGTCCCACGCCTATCTGAAAGTAACTCTCTGCGGCGTCCGCGGCGAGTTGTTCATACTCGGCCCACTTTCCCTTATATCGGTCGTTTAATTGATTGTTGTACGCGTCCCGATACACCAGCGCCAAAGTCTTAAGGGCATGCCACCGTCGCAGGGGATCAGTAACAACTACGTCACCCACACCGATGGTCTGCCGGTAAGTGACGGTCCACAGAACATCCGGCTGACGGAATCGCCGCAGCAGAAACAGGATCAGCTCCGACGCAATCTCGCCTTGCGCCAGTGCGCCCTTTCCCGCCAAATCAATCTGCTCGGTATTGGCAACCGTGAGAATGGCGTTCTCGTAGTTTTGAAGGTCAATCGCTTCGTTGATCGGTCCATCCGTAAACAGGGCCATGGGGTAACCAACCGTCAGCGCTTCTCCGGACGCGAAGCGTTCTTGATAGCTCGAAAGTCAGCCTCCGATACCACGTTCACTTGGATCCTCTGTGCCACTGCCCGTTGCTCTGCTTCTTGCCTGGCCTGTTCCACCGCACTGCGGTGCTCTGCTACCTCTTCGGCGCTGGCCAGGCGCGCCCGTCCTTCCACGATTAATTTCGCGGCGATGCCTCGCGGCACCTCGGATTTTTGTCCCGCGCGTCCGCCGTCCGGAGTCTCGTGGCTGACTACCAACACGTGTGGATCGGTAATTTCCTGCTCGATCTTCCGCAGCTTCTGATAGAACAGTCGTAAGTCCATGTTTCTCCCTTGGGGTGGCGCAGGCGCTCTCGCCTGCGCACTAGTTGGCACACAGCTCCTGTCGCGTCCTAACTATCCACTTGCACGCCGAACGTGTTGCGAAGCACCGCCACTCCGTACAGCACATCCACGGTGAATTGCTGCGCTAGGGTGTTTGGTTGATAGCTCATAACCACACGCAGTCCGAAGTTCCCCATTTCCGCGTACTCCGCAATGGCGCCAGTTCCCGGCAGTGGCTGAGGCAGTCTGCGGATCACTAGTCCGATCCCATCCCGCGCAAACGCCAGGTTGTGAGTAGTTACGGGCCCGCTGCCAGTCTTGGATACCAGCTGCGACCGGAAAATGAAGAAGTCCTTCAACTTGCCTACGGCGCCATCTATCAGCGCACGAAGTCCGGCTTCTCCCGCCGAGTAATATTCGCTGAATCGCGGAATCTGTCTCAACGCCGAGTAAGTGACTGGATCCACGACCAGGTACTTTCCAGCACTGGGCGGCACCATGGCCTCGAACAAGGAAGTCTCAGCTTGGTCTATCGTCGCCTCAGTGATAGCGATCCCCGGCAGGCCGACTACGGTGTTCGCCGTGAATTGCGAGTATAGGCCTAGAAGGTCCGACTCGATTCGCTCAGCTAAAGCCACTACTGCCGGCTGCATGTATAACCTCAATAGATCCGGTACCGCGAGCACTTTGGTCACGTCCGGGATCTGAAAGGTCGCCTCCGCGTGGGTATTCAACACGATCTGTGCGTTTCCTAGGTTCGGGTTCTGAGTCTGAACCGTGCCTCCCTCCGCGATGTTATTAGCCACCAGAACCGCGGGAATCGGCACGTTCACCGTGTCCCCGGAATGCGCCAATGTCGGCTCATAATCCCGGTTGACTAAGTTACCCATCACCAAGTTGGTGACAAGCGCTGGTAATGCGTCCACTGCAACTAATTTAACAATCGCAGTTGCCACATTTGCTGATGTAATTGTTGGCATCTTTTCTTCCTTTTCTTGTTGCTTTCACTCTATTGCCCGGAGTTGCTCGTCTTTCGGACTGCTCCCCCAGCGCCTCTCAAAGACCTCGCATCGCCTGGCTCGCCACCCGTGCGATCTCCTGCCGGGCCTTGTCCAAATCCTCAGCGCTCATCCCCGGCCGGATTTTATCCAAATCAATTCCGCCCCCACCCGACGCTATTTTGGGCGCTGATCCCATCCCTGAGCCGCCTGTGATTCGCGCCGGCAGCAGCTCCGGATTCTCTTGGACGAACTGCGCCAAATACTCCCGCACTGGAACCTCGCCCTGCCCTCCCTTCGCAGTCAGCCGCCCGTCTTCTCCGCGCTGGATGTCGTCTTTCACCGCACGATAGGCTAAATCGACTTTGGCGACGCCAAGCCGCTGCAACTCCGTCCGAATCGACACGCTGCGCTCAGCTTCTTCTGCCATCTGCCGGCTGCGCTGGTTTTCCTGAACCAGGTCGTTCATCCGCCGCTCTAAGTCCTCACGCCGTTTGCGCTCATCCAGCAACTCAGCCTTGTAAGCCGGCTCTGCTTTGCTTTGTTGGGTGCGCACAAATTCCTCGATCACCCCTTGAATAATGGGGCGTAAATCCGTGACATCCTTCTTCGGCTCTTCCATAAACCTCCTACTTTTTAGCTTCCACAACCCGCCACTTACAGCTCCATAGCCGTACCTTTACCGAACCGCGACCGTGAGGGAATCAATGCCTTCTCCACACTCTTAACTCTGTTGATCGATTTCCCGCCCGATCCTGTCTTTCACTTCCTGCCTCACGTCACACAGGAATTGGAACGCCAGCTTCTTGAACACTTGCTTCTGCAGCGTTGGCGACTTGATTCCTAACTGCAAGAGTCTCTCCGCGTCATCCAGTTCCGTCCCAAAGTCGCCGATGTCAAATTCGTCCATCCCTGAGACATCGATGCTCAAGTCGTCTTCCCGCGCGGCTTCAATCGCTCGCAGCACCCGTTTTATGGCTTCCTTCACCGCATCGCCGTAGGCACGCAGCACTTCCTGCGTAATCGCGTAGTCTCTTTGTTTGCTGAGCCCCGATTGCGCCGTGCTCCCCGATAGCGCCGCTCCCGCGTGCGTGACATGACAAACGCGGTAAATTTCCTCCTGCAGCCGCGCCAGGTTGTCCGCCGCAATTTGGTAAACGTGGCCCTCCGGTTCCGTCCATCCAAACCGGTCCTGGGGACCGAGTTGGATGTAATAGGACTCGCCCATCACTTGGTTCCAGTCCCGTTCGGAATACACCACCGGCATGGCGAACAAACCCATTGTCAAAGCCCACCCAAGGGCATTCGACTTATTAAAGTGTTCCAGCTGCAGTGATCCGGCCTTATTCACCAACCAAAGCCCTTCCGAAACTCGCAGCTCCACTATCGGGACTCTCGCCTGCTTCGCCAAGCCGTGCCGGCCCTCCGACACAACTTCGATGTGGCCCCGCTCCGATCCCCGCTCCCACTGCTCGTAAATCCGGTAGTTTTCTTTGTCGTAATAAACCCAGCGTGTTAACTTCACCCATGCCGGATCTTCAATCTTTGCCTTCTTAAGGCTCTGCGTCCTGAGCACCACCCACTGATAATGGCCATGATCGTCGTAACTCCAGTTGATTAGTTCGTCCGCGGAGTAACTGACCAAGTACGCTCGCGACGCGCCGCGCTCATCCTCCTCGGCGCGCGTTCCAGCCGGACTCCCCATCCGCGGAAAGTCGATCAGGACAAAACTCTTTCCACTAACCAGCGCCTCAATGAACTGCCTCCGGAAGAACTCCGAAAGGTTGGTCCCCTTAAGATCGCAATCCTCGGTAAATTCACCGAAAAAACTCTTCGCGCGCTCGTTCTTCCCTTCAAACTCCAATACTGGCTCCCGCCGAAAAAGCGTCGCCGTGTACCAGTCGACAATTGAGCCAATGTAATTTTCATAGAAGCTTCGGCTCAACCTCTCCGCATACACATCGCCCGGTTCCTTTTGGCGGCGCACCAGGTACCGGTCGGCATTCATCTTGAATTGCTCTCCGCCCGCATATAGGTCCCGGTACTGCTGCCACATGGCTCGCTTATTCGCGAAGTCCGGATGCTCGTGATTGATGTCGAAACTCGTGCTGCCCTTGTTCATCTCGTCCTGTGCTCGCTAAATAGCGTCTGCTAAATCAGCCGATTGCCTTGCTCCCCGAATACCACCGTCTGCCGGTACTCCTGCCAGATCAAATAACCCAGCGCGTCCGATAAGTGGGTCCGGCTAGGATCCTTGTCTTTATCAATCACTCCACTGTCAGGCTTGAATGTCACTTCTTCAAAATCCATGATCAGAGCCTTACATCGCGGGTCAGTGAATAAGCTCACTTCCTCACCCGCCGAGAACAGCTTCGCGTTCACCATCGCTACTCGCTCCCGTACGCTCGGGTTACTTGCCGGAACTCGAAACTTGAGACCCCGATAAGCCGTTTGCCGGAAATATTCCTTGATGATTTGATAGTCCGTGGTTCCGGCCGTCTGTAACCGCTGTCCCGACGCGTCGCCGTAAATCACGATTCCCGCTTGATGATTCGGGTACCTCTCGTGGAACTCCTGGCACGCTTCGGTAGTGCTGGCCCGGCTCAATACGATCTCGTCCAAAACCCGCACCTCGTCTCCGTTTCTTTGCGCAACGATCGAGCTCATTGGATCCACGTTGAAATCCAGCGCCCAAAACAGGGGCAACCTTGGATCAACTTCCATCACCTTCACATTCCGGGTCCGGCTGAATCCCCGGTAAACCACACCGGCTTGGACGTTCAAGTACTCGCCCAGCACTTCTTGTTCAAAAAACTTCTGGTCGTAGCTGCTCTTCAGCCGATCGTAAAAATCCGGCACTTTGTCCAGGACGTACCGATTCTCGTAAGCCTGCGCGAGAACCACTTCGTAGCCGTCCACGCGGTCCCGAATAAACCGCCGATGCACCCAATCGAAGCCCTTCGGCGTCCAAACCGCGAATCCGCAAAGCCGTGAGCCCTTGGGGTCCCTCAGGCGCCCTTCCAACCGCAGCCACGCTTCCTCAGCCGTGTAAGTCAACTCGTCCAGCCCGAACCAAGCCAGGTTAGTGCCCCGCAGCCTTTCGAAATCATCCACCGCGCGAAAATAGATCCGCGAACCGGTGTCCTTCATCACCAACACCGATTCCGCCTTATTAAACACGTGAGGCAGACCGTTCGCACTCACAATCTCCAAGAAACTCGTCAATGTCGCATCACGCAACATCGGGTAAGTCGGCGCCCCAAGTAATCCCTGCCTGCCTGGATTCAAATAACTCAGCCGAATCGCCTCCTGGCAAAGCGCCTGGCTTTTTCCGGATCCGATCGGACCCGAAAAACCCTTGAACCTCGCCGTCGAGCAGTGAAACTTCCGCTGCGAAGGCAACGGGCTATACTCTATTTCGCGGCGTTTTGTATCTCCGGCCCTTCTCTCCACGTAACAATGACCTCCGCCGGTTGCTCCTCCTGCTCTAACTCACGTTGCAATTGGATCAGCCGGATGAAGTCCCCCAGCGTGACTCTCGTCTTCTCCGAGTCGAGCTGTTTTTCTATTCTCGAAAGTAGGGCCGTGATCAGCTCCTTGCGGCTCTTCGCTTCAGCCCCGGCTTTGCCTTTCCGCGGAATTTCGCGGATCGAAAAACCGTGCACCTTCGTTTTTTGTGGCATCGCAACCCTCAAAAAAACGGGGCGCCCCTTTCGGAAGCGCCCCAA